CTGTTGATGGTGGAGGTGAGTAGGGTTGAGGGAGTTGGAGGAGGAGAAGCGGCAGCGCCGCAATTTTGAGAAGGCTTCACTGGTGTTGTTGTTTTTGTCGCTTGTGTTGTTGGCGGTGGTTGCAGGGGGTGCTTTACGGTACGGGTCTGTGGCTTCGCAAAGGGATTCGGAGCAGGCGAGGGCCCAGTCTAATGGTACGGCGGCTAGGGGTTTAGCCAGCCGTGTGAAGCAGGCGTGTGCTTCGGGTGGGGTGGAGTCGGTGCGGCTTCACCGGTCTGGCTTGTGTGTGGATGCTCAGCGTGTTGAGCGTAGCGTGCAGGGTGCGCCTGGCCCGGCCGGTGAGCGCGGCCCGCAAGGGCCCGCCGGGGTTGACGGCCGGGATGGTGTTAATGGTTCGGCTGGGCTTGTTGGCCCTGTTGGTCCGCAGGGTTCTCCCGGTTTGAATGGTGTGAAAGGTCCTGACGGGTTGCCTGGTGCGAATGGATCGGATGGCCATGATGGTATTCCGGGCCGTGCAGGTGCTGACGGTGTGAACGGGGTTGACGGCGCTGATGGTCGGGATGGTTCGGCCGGTGAGCGCGGCGATGTGGGCCCTTCAGGTCCTGCCGGACCGCAAGGTGCACAGGGTGAACGGGGTGAGCGCGGCCCCGCCGGTACGAACGGATCCGATGGTAAAGATGGTAATGATGGCCGTTCTGTTGTGTCCGTGTACTGTTCCGGGGGCAGCCTGGTTGTGAAATATAGTGACGGTGTGGTTTCTACCGTGTCGGGTTCGGCGGCCTGCCAGGGTGTGAAACCGTCGCCTATAGTGACTATATCATCCCACAAATAGAAAGGAGTGGCTGTGATGGTAGTGTTTGGTGGTGGTGTGTGGTGAGATATATTCCTGCAGCGCATCACTCGGCCGGTTCGAATAGTCCGGTGAATAGGGTTGTGATTCATGCAACATGCCCGGATGTGGGGTTTCCGTCCGCGTCCCGTAAGGGTAGGGCGGTGTCCACGGCAAACTATTTCGCGTCCCCATCGTCTGGTGGTTCGGCGCATTATGTGTGCGATATTGGGGAGACGGTGCAATGCTTGTCGGAGTCTACGATTGGTTGGCATGCCCCGCCGAATCCGCATTCTTTGGGTATAGAGATTTGCGCGGATGGGGGTTCGCACGCCTCGTTCCGTGTGCCAGGTCATGCTTACACTCGTGAGCAGTGGCTTGATCCTCGGGTGTGGCCCGCGGTTGAGCGTGCCGCTGTGCTGTGTAGACGTTTGTGTGACAAATATAATGTTCCGAAAAGGAAGCTTAGTGCAGCAGATTTGAAGGCCGGTAAACGTGGTGTTTGCGGGCATGTGGATGTTACGGATGCGTGGCATCAGTCGGATCATGACGATCCGGGGCCATGGTTTCCGTGGGACAAATTTATGGCCGTAGTCAACGGCAAAGATGAGAGTGGGGAGTTAACTGTGGCTGATGTGAAAGCCTTGCATGATCAGATTAAACAATTGTCTGCTCAGCTTGCTGGTTCGGTGAATAAGCTGCACCATGATGTTGGTGTGGTTCAGGTACAGAATGGTGATTTGGGTAAACGTGTTGATGCCCTGTCGTGGGTGAAGAATCCGGTGACGGGGAAGCTGTGGCGCACAAAAGACGCCCTGTGGAGTGTCTGGTATTACGTGCTGGAGTGTCGTAGCCGTATTGACAGGCTTGAGTCTGCTGTTAACGGTTTGAAAAAGTGATGGTGGTTTGTTGTGGGTAAACAGTTTTGGTTAGGTTTACTGGAGCGGGCGGCTAAGACTTTTGTGCAAACGTTTGTTGCGGTGTTGGGGGTGACGGCGGGTGTCACGTATACTGCGGAGTCGTTTCGCGGTTTGCCGTGGGAGTCTGCCCTGATAACAGCAACGGTGGCTGCGGTGTTGTCGGTTGCTACTTCGTTTGGTAGCCCTTCGTTTGTGGCCGGCAAGCCTAAAACCACGGTTGTGGATGCTGGACTTGTTCCACCCGACGATGGGGGCTTGGTTGAGCCGCACTCGGTGGATGTGTCGGATCCTGGCATGATCGAGCCTGTAGACGATGCTGATCTTGGTGGCTATGAGCCGAAGCGTGCCGCCGAGTCGGAGGTTAGCACGGTAGAGTCTACTGTTGCATAATTGAATATGTGTGTGCCCCAGCGGTGCTGCCACGATTGTGTGGTGGTTGCCGCTGGGGCACTCTTTTTGTTTATGCGATATGGCTATGATTCGTTGCTGTCGATGGTGTCTTCGAGCATCTGATACAGGTGGAGGCAGGTAGAGATAGTTTCGCTGGCCTGGTCTAGAACGTTCCGGCCGATAACATTTTTATGGTTGTCGCGGTGGCGGATGATAGCCCACATGATCTCGTCGGCTGCCGCCTGCAATAGTTTTGCCTGGTATGAGATCCCGGCGAGCCAATCTATGGCTTCCGGGCTTGCCTGTGTGTCGTCTGGAATGCCATGGGTGTTGCTGTTGTTGTTTGGGTGTCCTGCACTGTCGCATAGCCACAGGATTTCGCTGCACTCGTCTAGCGTGTCCTGGTCGATAGCAAGATCGTCGAGGCTGACTTCGTTAACGGTAAGGTTCACGTTGTCGAGGGAGATGGGTACACCGTACTGGTTTTCGACACTGTCAACAATGTTTTCCAATTGTTGCATGTTGGTGGGCTGTTGTTGGACGATACGGTGTATCGCTGTGTTGAGGGTGGTGTAGGTGATATTGTGTGTGTTGTTCATGGTTTTATCCCATCCCTGCGCTGTCGTCTTGGTAGTATCGACTGTTTGCGTATCCTGTTAGGGTGATGAGTGTTTGGTCTGCCCACTGTTTCACAGTCTGCCGGGTGACTCCGAGTCGTTGGGCGGCCGACGCATAGGTTTGATCATACCCGTATACTTCGCGGAATGCTGCGAGCCGTGCTAAGTGTTTTCGCTGTTTGGATGGTTCACAGGTGAGGGTGTAGTCGTCGATGGCTAGCTGCAAATCGATCATGGTAACGATGTTGTTGCCGTGGTGTTGTGGCGCGGTTGGTGGTGGTGGCATGCCCGGCTCGACTGATGGTTTCCATGGGCCTCCGTTCCAGATCCATTGGGCGGCTTGGATGATGTCGGCGGTGGTGTAGGTCCGGTTCATGTGTCATCCCCTGAATAGGTTGTCGAGGTTGTCTGGGTTGCTGGTGTTGGTGGTGTCGAATCGTCCGACGCAGTGGCAGTAGTCGTACATGAGTTTAATAATGTGTTGGTGGTCGCCGAGGTAGGTGTTGCCGCTGATACTGTAGGTGGCTGTGCCGTCTTTACTAATAGTGTATTTGGCGGTGATGGTTTCGGGTGTTTCGGTGTTGGTGATGATGGCTGTGGTGGTGGCGCCTACTGTTTGGAGTATGGTGGTTTGGGTTCCGTCGTCGAGGATGGTTTTAACCATTGGGGGTTCTCCTTTTAGTTGCTTGTTTGGTTGTCGGCTAGATGAATGATATCGGGTAAAGGTTTCGGCTGGTCTAGGTGTTGTATGGTTTTGTTTGCTAACCGTTTGGCTACCCTGTAGCACATTTTGGTGTAGTGTTTGTTGTCTAGGTTGTGGTATTGTTCCCGCACCGCAATATATAGTAGGGAGTCTTGGTATAGGTCGTCTGCATTGATTGCGGGGTAGTGTCCGGCTGTTTTGGTGCATGCCCGGTTGAGTGTGCGTAGATGATGGTCTGTGGCCCACAACCACGATGCGGTGGTGGCTAGGTCTGCTTTTGTTGGTCGTCTGCTCATGGCACTATTACCTGGCTATCTGGTAGTTGTTTGGTGTTTTGTTGTTGATAGTGTAGCACACGAGTCCGGGGCTGCCGGTGGTGCCTGTGCGGTGCCGGAACCATGTGGATTCTCCTTCCATGGATGGGCATTGGATGAAGGTGCGTGTGCCTTGCTCGGAGATTTCTAGGTGGTGCCGGTGCCCGGCCATCAGGATGTGGGATGTGGTGCCGTTGTGGAATTCTTGGCCGCGCCACCATTCGTAGTGTTTGCCGGTGCGCCATTGGTGTCCGTGGGCGTGCAGGATTTGTGTGCCGGCCACATCAACGGTGGTGGTCATTTCGTCTCGGCTGGGGAAGTGGAAGTGTAGGTTGGGGTATTGGTTGTTGAGCTGGTAGGCTTCTGCGATGGCGCGGCAGCAGTCCACGTCGAAGGAGTCGTCGTAGGTGGTGACTACTTTGCCGAAGCGCACGGCTTCTCCGTGGTTGCCGGGGATGGATGTGATGGTGACGTTGGCGCAGTGGTCGAATTGGTGGATGAGTTGCATCATGGCCATGCGGGTGAGCCTGATTTGTTCCGTGAGGGGTGTTTGTGTGCGCCAGGCGTTGTTGCCGCCTTGTGACACGTATCCTTCGATCATGTCGCCGAGGAAGGCTATGTGGACTCGTTGCGGTTTTCCTGCCTGTTGCCAGTAGTGTTTGGCGACTATGAGGGAGTGTAAATAGTCGTCGGCGAAGTGTGATGTTTCTCCGCCGGGGATGCCTTTGCCGATTTGGAAGTCTCCTGCCCCGATGACGAAGGCCGCAGTGCTGTAGTCGGTGCGGGTGTCCTGTTCGGGTTTTGGTGGCTGCCATTCGGCTAGTTTGTTGACGAGTTCGTCTATAGGGTAGGGGTTTGTTGCGGGTTGGTGGTCGATGATTTTTTGTATGGATCGGCCTGTTTCTCCGTTCGGTAAGGTCCATTCGGAGATGCGTGTGCGGCGTACAGTACCGTTGGCTAGATTGTCGTCGATGGTGTCGATGGCGTTGTCGTGGTTGGCTAGCTGTGTGAGTAGCCGGTCTATATTGTCTATCACTGGTTTTCCTCCTCTGGCGGGGTGGTGTTGGCTTGTTTTCGGCGATAGTCTTTTATAACGGTGGCGGAGATGGGGTATCCTGCCTGGGTGAGCTGTTTTGCTAGCCATGAGGCGGGTATAGACCTGTCGGCGAGGACGTCTGCAGCCTTGTTGCCGTAGCGATGGATGAGGGTTTCAGTTTTGGTTGCCATGGTGTCCTATCGGTTCTGTGGTGGGCTGCCATCCTGTGCGGCAGTCGCCGTCGTGTCCTGGTTTGCGTGTGCACCACGATACGGTTCCGTCTGTGTGGTTGAGTGTTTTGCCGCACAGAACGTTTTGTAGATGCTCCGGCAGTGCGGCGTCACCCTGGTTGCTGGTTTGTGTGTCGAAGAGTGTTTTCTGGTTGGTGAAATGCTCTGACACGGTGCCATTATGTACGGGTAGTATCCATGTTTTCCATTGTTGTTGCATCCGGGTGTTCCAGTGGAATTGTTTGGCCGCGTTTTCGGCTTGTTTAGCGGTTTTGTAGTAGCCTACAATGATTCGCTGGTGGTTGTTGTCTGGCTGGTGTGGCCCTTTCCAGTATTGTGCCGCGACGGCGTAGCGGTTGCTGGCTGTGAAGGTGTTCCAGCAGTATTCGATAATGTGCTGGAGCACATTATCGGGCATGTCTCGTACTTGGTTTTCGTCGAGCCACTCGTCGACAATAATGTTGCGTATAGCTCGCTTGTCTTTGGTGGTGGGTTTGAACGAGATGCTCACGATAGTACCGGCTGGTCGTCTTGCATGAACTGGTTGAAGGTGTTGTTCCCGGCGTGTTGGGCTTGTGTGATTTGTTGGTCGGTCCGGTCTGGGTGTTGCTGTTTCAGATAGTGCCAGTGGCACGCATTGTAGGTTTCGTCTTGTAGCCGTGTGAGATGGTTTTCGGTGATTATTTGTTTCCACATGGCCCATGACACGTCGAGCCTGCGGAGCATGTCCATGGCCGGCACATTAAACGAGTCAAGAAAGAGTATTTCGTGGGTGTAGTAGTTTTTCTCGTATGCGTCCCATCCGCTTCGGTGCCTGTTGGGCTGGTTTTTGGGGTAGGCTTCCCGGCATACTTTGTGTAAACGCTTGGCCATGTCGTCGGGTAGTTTAATGTCGGGGTTGGCGCGAATCATGGATCGCATCCCATCATAGGTGGTGCCCCAGGTGTGCATGATGTGTAGTGGGTTGTCTCCATCAGCCCATTTTTCTGCACAGATGGCGAGGCGGATACGCCTCCTGGCTGTTTGGCTGGTGTTGCGCCGGTTGGGGATTGGGCACGTGTCGAGGGGATCCATGATGTTTTAGTGTACCTTTCTGGTTTCGTGTTGTTGACGTGTTTTACTGTAGCACAGTGTCTAGTGCTTGTGTCAACCCTGTTTTTCCGGCCTGCAGGTAGGTGTCTGTGACATCCCCCAGGGTGAGGGGCACATGGGTGGCTTGGGGGAGTGCTGCCTGGAGGGTTTGGGCCATCTGGTGGCCCGCCTTGTCTGGGTCGGACCAGATGTAGATGTGGT